AAGAACCCTAATGAGATCTCAGCTGCCGCAATTTCAGACACTTCCGGGATAAATTCAGCAACCATACCCAAAATTTTATACTGCTGAAACGCAGATGCAATCTTAGCAAGCCATGGAAAGCTCGCACTTAAACCAGGATTTACCGGCACAGCCGTGGATAAGAAGGTGGTTGAACTAACAATATCACCAACATACTCACGATGTCTAACGATAATCGAATCCTTAGTTGAATGCATAGATGGGATGGTACCCCCCGCACCAATAACCGTATTCTGATGAATGTTGTAGGCACCAAAACCTAACCACTTAGACAATGCTGTAACACCCTTACCAACAATACCTCCAACATCTTCAGAAAATGAGGTCTGCGGTTTAGGAATCATCATTGAATTCTTACTCTTCTTATTTTTATTTTTATTTTTATTAGATTTTTTGGAAGCTTTTAAAGTTTGCGGGCCAATAAAACCCGACTTAGACTTATTTTTATTTTTATTTCCGGGCATAGTTTAGTAGCAGTATGGGATACCAGGCTACACTGCGACTATACATCCATTAGACACCTGGGGTCGACCACATTAAAGAGGCTCATTTTACGACTCAAAGTCAGGCGGGCGCCGTGTAGTCTGTCGGCATTTTGTTTAGCACGGTAGTACATTTTACGTAACAACACAACCGTTTTGGGCCGACCACTCATCAACCACTTATCAGAGTGGAATTATTGGTATGTGATCTCTAATGAACCCCATTTTATTAGTTTAAAAGACTCTTGCGGTCCACAAATAGGTCAGTTTTTCGACATGCACCAGGTCGTAAAAGGAGATTTTTTAACGTCGCTCCAGCCGACTAATCACTAGGGTTAAAATGAGGATGTAAACCCCTCTTAACACATCCATCCCAGTTGGTAATTTTAACCTGGGTAGAGACGAGCTTGCTAAGCTCTCCAATGATTCGGTTTTCAAGGGCAATCTGCATAGACGGGCTCATTTGAGTGGCCCGACAAAACGATTCCCTATCATTAGTAGATGGTTTGTCAATACAACTAACACCATCCAGATATTTTGACCTCTTAAGAGTGTGCTGAGAAAAAGCAAATTTATATCGTTTCCCAGTACCCATGTTTGATAGAATCCAAGCGCAGACAGGTGCTATGATGGGTTGACCAGGATTTTGGTGCAACTCAGCAAGAGCTATTTGTGACATCAAGCTCCTAATTTTTAACGGTTCATATTCCGGATTAGCAAGAATAGTCCCCAACACCTTCTTATAATTACGTATCCACATTGGACCACGTTGTGTAACAGTAAATTTTGATTGGCACCATTCAACAGATTCCAAGTCATCAGTGCATGACTCTTCTTTGACATCCAATCCAAAATATGCAAATCTACTAAGCAATTCACGGGCAAGCGGGAGATTATTATCCTCCATAACGATGATTGTATCATCACCATTCGCAAAGATTTCCAAGTCAAATGTGAAAATCGAGCGACAAACTAAACCCATAATTAACGTGTTACCACAACCAGTCTGCGGATCACCTGAGCATCTTCCGTGCTTCAATACCCACCGTCTGGCGGCACCACCTTTACGTCCATCCTCCGTAATACTTACCTTATATTCATCGTCCTCTTGTGCATCTAAACATGCAATAAACCGAGGATCATTAGAAAACCTCTTATAAAACGCATTCTCTAGTTTTTTCAACATTGGATGTATAGTACCATCACATTTCGCCAAATCCAAAGAAAAGGCAACTGGCTTAGTGAATCTACTCCACATTTTAAAAAAAGTGGAGGCAAGGTCATTAGAACTCATTCCCTTAGCCATAAATGGATACTCACACCCAGGCAAAACTATCGTTTTCATAAGTTTCTCAATAGGTTTCATAAATTTAGACAAATAGGCACGATATGTCATAGACCTTGGCTGTATAGGCCTTGGAATACGATTAATCTTGTCATAAAAGGTATATTTTTCAATTTTCACAAACGGAGTGACTTTGGCCCACCATCGACAATAGTTCTCAGTCATATCCCGAAACGCTCGCTCATATGCCTTACGTTTTCCTCCAGAATACTTGGATGACACTTTATCATCACTCCAAGATTCAAAATCACCAGTATCACCAATAGACTTGGCTAAAGAAAAAGCACGACTCCATAAATCAATAGAAGTTTTAGTCTTAATACCAGCAATATAACGTTGGCGAGCAAGCAATCCCGGTTCATGGAATCTCTCAACTAGCGCTCTATTCAAATTACAAACACACGCCCTATAGGCATAAAAATCTTCCGAAAACTCAAAAGGACTCCGAACATCCACCACCCAGACCCCCCTACCGCCTCTCCAGCTCAGTCCCTTTCCCCAACATTT